AATGGATCAATTACTCATTCTGTAACTAATATGCCTCCAATACTAGGTAAATTTAATCACAGATATTCAATTGTATTTGACTATAAATAACAAAAAAATAGCTAATAATTTTAAAATTATATAGTATATTGACGTCATGCCATTAGTAAATTTTAGACCCGCTCCAGGTATCAATAAAGAAGTCACCGACTACACAGGCGAAGGCAAGTGGACAGATGGTGATAATGTACGTTTTTTTCAAGGATTGCCACAGAAAATTAAAGGATGGGAGAAGTTTATCTCCACGACTTTGGTGGGTGTGGCTCGTGATCAACATGCTTGGGTAGCTTTAGATGGCACACGATACAACGCTGTTGGCACTGATAGAAAGCTTTATGTCATAGAAGAAGGCTTAGCTTATGACATTACCCCTATTAGAGAAACACAAGCTTTAACTAATCCCTTTACTACAAATGCAACAACTTCAGTGGTAGTAACTGATACTGGACATGGTGCACAAAAAGGAGATTTTGTAACCTTTGATTCTTTTTCAGCTATCGATGGTTTAGACATGAACAAAGAGTTTGAAGTTACATCAGTTGCTAATAGTAATGCCTATGTAGTGACAACAACCGCTGCTGCCTCAGGATCAACAGCAAGTGGTGGTGGATCAGGCAATGCTAAATATCAAATTACTATTGGTCCTGAGATATCTACTTCAGCTTTTGGTTGGGGCACTGACTCATGGGGTTCTGGTACATGGGGCACTCCTTCTACTGCTTCTAATGTTACTTTGGAAGCGAGACAATGGTCGCTAGATAATTTTGGGGAAGATTTAATTGCAACAGTTTTAAATGGTGGTGCTTTTAGATGGGACACATCAACAGGTGTAAGCACAAGAGCTGCTGCTATATCAGGTGCACCAACCGCATCCAGAATAAGTTTAGTTTCTACTCCCGATAGACATTTACTTTTTATGGGCACAGAAAACACAATTGGAACTGTAAGTTCACAAGATGATTTACTTATAAGATTTTCAGATCAAGAAGATATTACCACGTATCAACCTACAGCAGAAAATACTGCTGGCTCATTAAGAATTGCTGACGGATCACGAATCGTGGCAGCAGAGCGATCAAGAGGTCAAATACTTGTATGGACAGATACATCATTACACTCAATGCAATTTATTGGTCCTCCTTTTACTTTTGGTTTACGACAGTTAGGTCAAAACTGTGGAATCATTGGTAGTCACGCAGGACTTGATTTGAATGGTGTTGCCTATTGGATGTCGCAAGATTCTTTTTATCTCTTTGATGGTACAGTCAAAAAACTACCGTGTACCGTGGAACAGTTTGTTTTTGACAATATTAATATAACAGGATCTGAAAATGCTTTCGTAGGTCACAACGGTGAGTACAATGAAGTATTATGGTTTTATCCTAGAACAGGATCTGACACAATTAATGCAGTAGTGGCTTATAACTATCTAGAGCAAACTTGGTGGACAGGAACACTAGATAGAACAACTTGGATTGATAGAGAAGTTTATGATAACCCTGTAGCCTCGGACTACTTACCAACGACCACGGCCAACAATGAAGTTATCTCTGGTCTAACTGATGGTGCCACTCAAATGTTTTTACATGAGACAGGAAATAATGCAGACGGTCAAGCCATGACAGCTTTCGTGAAATCAGGATCTGTAGAAATAGGTGATGGTAATGATATTCTTTTTGTACAAAAACTAATACCTGATATTCAAAATCAAGAAGGTACTTTAAATATGAATTTAGAATTCAAATATTATCCAAACAATACGACAAGTGTCATTAAGACAGCAACCTTTACCGATACTACAGAGTTTGTAAGCCTACGAGGAAGAGGAAGAGAATTCACAGTTAACGTTGTCTCTAATACAACAGGCACCGCTTGGAGACTAGGCACACAACGTTTTGATATACAACCCGATGGTAGAAGATAATGGATAATTTTATTTTCAAGAGCAAGATTGAAAATCACATTGAAATAAAAAAAAATCTTTTAGACCAAATTAATTTAATTCCTAATAATCCAATACATGAAAAACAATGCAAACTTTATCACACTGATTGGAATTTACCTGTGAATATGCATAGAGAATATAGATTTATTTTTTTCAAAGCTGTAGAAAAACATTTAGAAAATATGACATCACAGTTAGGTGCTCCTAATGTTGAAATTTCTAATTTTTGGTTTCAACAATATATTGAGAATGGCACACACGGTTGGCACACACATGCAGGATGTCATTTTTCTAACGTATATTTTTTAGAATGTTCAGAAGGAACCTCAACTCAATTTAAAGATTTTCAAGTTAGTTGTAAAGAGGGGGACATATTAAGTTTTCCTGCTTTCTTGCCTCATAAATCACCTACGATACAACAGGGGGATAGAAAAACAATAATTGCTTTTAACACAATTATAACTTTTCCTGATTAGAATATAGTTTAATATAAAAACATGGCAAAACTAATATTACAAAGATTTCCTGATCCTAGACCTGAGTACGATGCTCAACAGTCTGCTGAACTAATTCGACAATTGGAGGAAATGATACAACAATTGAACACTCAATATACACAAGACACTCAAGAGGAGTCTACAAGAAGAGCGTGGTTTTTTAGATAGATGGCTGATGTATTTAAAAGGTTTACACAAAAAGCAGCTAACACCGCAGCTATAACAATTTTTACAGTCCCTGTTGCAAATGTGGCAGCAACTCCTCCAACACCTGTTTCTACCTTTATAGTTCAAACGATAGTTCTTCATAATGATTCAGGATCCGGTACTGTTAATGCAAAAATAACACATAATAATGGTTCTACTGACGTAGAAATTAATAACATTGATGTAGCTCATGGATCTACTCAACAACTTAATGGTCCTTTTGTGTATGAGGGTGGAGACTCTTTAAAAATTCAAGCGTCTTCAACAGATCTCACCTCTGATATATCTGTATTAGAAGTCAAGCAACAGCAATAAATGATTTTAATTGAAGAGGATTTTTTAAATAAAGAAGTTTGTCAATATCTTACAAAACTATCAATAACAAAAGAAGAAGAAGCAGTTCCTTTTCGAGACATTAATATTCTTTTACTTCAAGAATATGATTTACCTTTTACAAAAAAAATAGTTTCTTATACAACTAATTTTTTAGGTAAAAGAGGTGTAACTGCCTTTCCAGAAAGAATTGAAATTACTATTTGGAAAGAAAATTCCAAACAAAATATGCATTTTGATGAAGCTAGAGAGTCAACTAATTTGACATCAATTACATATTTGAATGAAGGATATTTAGGTGGAGAAACAGCATTTGATAATGGTGTCATAATAAAGCCTAAAATAGGAAAAACTGTTTTTTTTGATGGAAAAAAATACCTACATGGGGTTAATCCTGTTACAAAAGGAAAAAGGTTCGTATTAGCTATTTGGTATACATATGATTTGGACTCAATAATTTAGCAACAACAATAAACCTATTGATTTCCTAGCTTTCTACCTATAAAAATAGAGTATGGCAAAGATTGTAGATGAACCAAAGATCCTGCGTTATGACTCGATCGATGGTAAAAAAGTTCCTGTATATAGTGCAAAAGTAGAAACAACTGTCACTAATACTAAAACAGGTCAAGAATATAATTCACATGAGGACTGTCAGGCAGATATTGACAATCCAGATACAGAAACAACAGAAGCAGATATAAGAAGAGATGTTCATGTAACAGCTCCGAATGTATTTGCTGGAGCACATACCCTCCCTGAATAAAAATAGAAAGAGAGAGAGAAAATGACTAAATTTTGGTTTGAAGTACCAGGATATTTTAATTATATGGAAACTTATGACATGATTGCTCATAAATTGCCTGAAGGAAGTCGCTTTATTGAACTTGGATGTTTACTAGGAAAGAGCACCATCTTTCTTGCATCACGGCTCAAAGAATTAAACAAAAAATTTGAATTTCATGTGGTAGATACTTTTGAAGGTACCGCAGGTGAGCATAATCATTTAACAAATTTTTATGATCAATTTGAAGAAAATTGTAAAGATTACATTGATCAAGGTTGGATTACAAAAGTACATAAAATGAAAACGGATGAAGCGGTGAAGTTATTTCAAAATAAATATTTTGACGCAATAATGATTGATGCTGATCACAAATATGAATCTGTAATAAATGATGTTATGAACTGGTTACCAAAATTAAAAGATAATGGAACACTGTTTGGGGATGATTATTATATGGAATCTGTCGCTGAAGGTTGTAAAAAAGGTCTTATCGATTATTATAAAAAAGGAGTGCATTTAGCTGTAATGTATGGTCGTGAATCTACTTGGTATCATGATAAATCGGATAATCCTGATAAATGGCTTAAGAAGATCCCTTAGATTTTTTTTTACCCTTACGTAATATTTCTCTAGTAAGTTGCCAAGTTGATGGTATAACAGTAATACGTGACGCAAATTCTCCTGTTTCATCACCAAATATAACTATCTTTTCCTTATCTTCATGTAAAAGGTAGCCAACACTATTACACTTAGCTAAAACACCTTTGGTTAGGATATCCTCCCATTCAAACCAACCTGCACCGAAAGCATCAAAGGCATCTACCCATTTGATAAGAACAATATCTAGTTCTTCTACATTTACTTTTAGTATCTTCTTCATATTGATATATTGCATAATAACAGTTTTTTCCGTATAAATATAGATAGTATAAAAGGCAAAACTTATGGCATTTGAATTTAGAGATATATTACCAGCAGTAGGAGCAGTTATAGGCTTTGGTTTTGGCGGACCAGGGGGTGCGGCTCTTGGCTCAGGAATAGGATCTTTAGCACGTGGTGATGAAGCTGATGAGGCATTGAAAAATGCAGCACTTGGTTATGTTGGTGGTAAAGGCACACAATTCTTAGGCTCAAAAATTCCTGGAGTTGACAATTTTTTAAGTAGCATTCCAGTAGCAGGAGATTTTATAAAAGGGGGTATGGACAAATCATTTGGTGATCTTTTTAATGTTTTTCAAAAAACAAGCAGTGCAGATCGTTTAAAACAACTTCAAGATAGTGATGAGTTTATAAGTCTCAAAAACCAATATGAAACTACAGATGATCCAATTATCAAAAATGCATTAGGAAAGAGAATGGAATCATTAGTAGGTAACACCTTAGATCCAAAAGATACTAATTTACTTGATGCAAACACTCTTTACAAACTAGGTCTTTTTACAGTTGGACTCGGTGGTGTACTTGACCAAGACTCAAAAGGCGGGCCTTCTTATGAAGATTTTAAAGTAACTACAGACACAGCCTTTGAGGGTTTTGATAAACCAACACCTATTAAAGATGTAGAAGGTTTTGCTAATGGTGGTATTGTAGCCTTAGCTGAAGGTGGTTTTCCAAGAAAGAATGGTAAAATAGAAGGACCCGGAACAGAAACATCTGATGACATTCCCGCTATGTTAAGTGATGGCGAGTTTGTCGTCCTCTTC